GTTAATTACCGCAGTCACTGGATCCAGAGTGTTTTGAGGTTCAGTATCTGGGTCAATGTTGTAAATCAACAGCCGATCATCGCCAGGGTTCACTGTTATTGTGCCCACAATGTAGTTGTCAGGCGCGGCAGGATCATCTAGAGTAATGTAACTGATGCCAGGGCGCAATACTCCATAGGCATTGATAACCGCAGGCCAGGTAATTTGCGGAGTTTCTGACACAGGAAAATTAAACGGGTCAAAACTGGTAGCAGGCTCGGTGATGACTTGATTGGCATTCAGTATTTGTAGTTGATTGCCTAACAATGCTACTTTGTAGTTCCATGGAGTAACTTTGACTCTGGTGCCCAGCAGTAGATCGTTGTCAAGTACAGCATTGGCAGCATCGCCTTGAGCATCGTATATGCTGGCAATCACACGTTCCACAATGCCCAGCTTCTTGACTTTGACTGGCGAGCTGATCCAAATTGGAATGCCAAATGTCAGAGTCATAATATCAATGGGATTTTCAGTGCCTTGGGGCACAGTTCTACTGCTCCACTGAACACGCTCTAACTCTACCACACTGAGACTGGTCCAATCAATGAAGTTGTCTGTGCTTTGTATTTCCAAAGCAGGATTGAACAGTGTGGCAATCTGTTCAAAGATCTGCATTTTTTGATTGGTATTTGAAGTCCATACATCCAAGTTTATGGTCATGCGATATGGCACTGGCATCAAACGTTCTATTGTAAAAGCATTGCCCTGTGTGGTTTCATAGGTTTCTGTGTTGACGTCATAGCTGCGTTGACGCACACCAACTTTGCCCACAAAATAAGGCTCCTGCATTCTGGGACGATCATAGTCCATGCCAGTGATGTAAAAAGTCATCAGCGGGGTGGCTGGCATACTGCTGGCGGAGTTCTGTTGAAGAATGGTCTGTGCTTGACGGCTGGCATCACCATAGCGTATGGGCACACGATATAAATCATTGGCCAGCTGAGGATCGCGACCAAATTCAACTTGGAAATTGCTCAACATTCTGGTAAACTGTAACATGTACCTTCTTATCTGAGCATCATAAAAATACTGTTGAATTTTTGCTCTCCTTAGCTGCTGGGCTGACCAGGCTGTGTGTTTGGATAAGGGTTGGGCGGAAAATCTCCGCCCTGGTTTCCATTATCACCGTCAGGGGACAGGGCCTGGCTAAGACTTTGACGACTGGGAATATTGCCTTGATCTGTGGTACGCATGGTATATGTATTGTTAACAAAGCTGGACCTCAAGGTATTGTTGTCTGGTCCTGGTGTTAGATCTGTACGGGTAACATTTTCTATGCGCACCCAACGGCCGCCATCATATCTAAACAGTCGATTTGGAAAATAATCTTGTCGTAACCAATAGTCGCCCAATTGTGCTGTGGTAGGAAAAGCTATGCCTGCGCCTTTGACAGGAATCCCATTGGGCGGAGTTCCAGTACCAGTTCCAGTCAAGTAACCGTCAGTCCAGCCAAATGTGCTAGGTGTGTCTCCTTGATTGGCCACTGATGAACTGACCACAACCAGGGTATCGTCAGCTGAGTATGTGCCTGGGTTGGCTGGGTTGCCAGTGGGTGTGGTAGGCACAATGTAAAATTTCACAGTGTCATAACCGCTTTTTGGCACTATGGCTTCGGCCTGTATCAGTATGGCATCGTTGATTTCCAGATCTTTGGGTCTGGTACTGCCCTTGTCTGCTATGGTTGTTGGATTGGGAATCACTGCCCAATAATCGGTGTTGGTAATGTCAGTGCCTGGCGGCACATTGCGTATGGCACGATAGTAAGTATCGCCACTATTGACCACAGTGCCATTGGGATAAAAATTGCCTGGATCCCAGATGTTGTTGGGCATGAATGGTTTGTCTAGTATTTGTCTAAATTCTTGAGCATTGACCAAGGGTGTGGCTTTCACACGCCACAGGTGAGGCAACCAAGTTTGACTGAAACCTTCAGACGCAAAAGCAGCGTCTTGAATCACATAGTATCTGGGCAAGGGCAACTGTATGTCAGGATCCAGCGGGTTGTAATCTTTTAAGTTTGGCATTTCCAACACGTCGCCTGACATCAATTTGCGTCCAAACGTGTCTATCATGTCATTGTAATGAAACGTTATAAACAGTGTGTCATTGTTTAAAAATAGACCAAACTGTGTTAGATCAAAATCAATGTCTTGCGTTTGGTACACACCTCGCATGACATACACATCGGGATCGTAGGAACGATCGCGATTTTCTAACAGCAGCAAGTCTTCAATAAACAATGGATTGCTTTGATCATATTTGGGCAAGGTAGCATCAGAATTGCCCTCGTTGTCGGGCATGATTGGGCCCATGTACTTGTGAGTATAAATGTCTACTCCGCCCACAGTGTACATTTCTGATATGGTTCTATCAAAAAATTGATAATCATTGGTTCGATTGGGGCGGTAAAGTGACAAACGTGGCATGGTCAAGTATTTATGGGCAGGTTGACTGAATATTCTATGCCTGCTACAATTTGGGCATGAAAGTAGTCAAACTCAACCGCAGATTCAAACAGTTCAAAGAAAACGGGCACACTGTGGCTTTGCGTTTTCCAAACTGGAGCAAACAAGCCATTGCTGTAGAAGATCATACTCGCAAAAAGTTAGGAGGTGGCGGTTGGAGTCGCACTGATTCTTGGTTCAGTTATTTCGGCGCCTCAAACGGTCATTCAGACAGGAAAACTTTTTGGATTACCTTTCGCAATGAAGCAGATCTTACTTTGGTAATGCTTTCGCTTGACTTGACCAAAAATCAGTGATTCGCTATAATTACTTTTTGCCATCAGGAGTCCCAATGAAAACTGCTGTTCTCAAGCCCTTGAATCCCCGCAGTGCTGATACCAAATACGTAGGTGACGAGCCACTGTGGCGCGAACAGCCCATGGTCAATCGTTTTGCTGTGCTTACTAGAGCATTCAACTGGTATGGCTACTTCTACGGCAAAAAAGAAGCCAAAGATTTTATTGCTGGCTATCTTGACCGCCGTGAGCGTGATCGTGATGCTCGACGAATTCGTGCGTTACCCGACAGTCAAATACGCCTTACTCCAGGCTGGCTGTGCCGCATGGCAGACATGGGCCTCAATTTGGATCAGCATGAGCAGATCAAGTTGGACAATATGATTGCTGAGTTGCTGGCAATCAAAAACAAGGAACAACCTGAAACACCAGCAGTAGAAGATGCTGTGCCGCGACAAAACATTCAGGACCGCCTGCGTGAAAAACTCAGCGAGTGCCTGGGTGAGTTGGAGGGCCAATTTGATGACTTTGTTCAAAATGGAGCCAAGCTCACCGCTGACTACAAACCTGTCAGTCTCATGCGTTCAATGAATGTGGCTCCGCAGCTGATTCACATGATCAAAGATCGGTGGACCAGCAAACTCAATGAATTTGAGTTGGCAGTGGCTGGTCGGGATGCTGACTTGGTCAAGGGCTATGATTATCTTACCAAAATCCAGCTCAAAAACTGTGTGAAGTTCTGTGAACTGGTGTTGACAGATTGCGGCTCTTACATTCAGATCAAGAAAGTTGAGCGCAAGCCTCGCAAAGTCAAACCAGTGGCTCCTGAAAAACGAGCTGCCAAGTTCAAAATCTGCGCCGAAGTGGCTGAACTCAAACTCAAGAGCCTGAGTGCCGCACAGTTGGTAGACAAGTCAGAAGCCTGGCTGTACGACAGCAAAAAACGCAAATTGATTCACTTGGTGGCCGACGATCATGCCAAAGTTTTCACTGTGAAAAACAATTCAGTGATTGGATTTTCCACTGTGGAAACACAGCAAAAAACTCTGCGCAAACCTGCTGAAACAATCAAAGCCATGATGTCAGCTGGCAAGCCAGCTGCTCGCAAATTGTTCAAAGAAATCCGTGCCACTGAAACTGCTTGGAACGCCCGGGGCACAGAGAACTTGGTGATTTTGCGAGTGTGGTGATCAGCTAAATATAGTCAGCGGAGTCCCACAATGGCCCAGACAGCACTGACACTTGATCAATTAAAACGCAATCTTTTTGAATATGTTAGATTCACCTTGGGTGATCAAATCATTGACATTGAATTGGATCCAGCCCACTTTGAAGCGGCCTATACCCGTACTTTGGGCACTTATCGGCAGCGGGCACAAAACGCCTATGAAGAAAGTTATATCTTCATGGAGTTGATCAATGATTTGAACATCTATGAATTGCCGCAAGAAGTGGTTCAAGTACGACAGATTTTTCGTAGAACATTTGGCATAGCCACTGGGCCTTTTGGTTCAAACTTTGATCCATTCAGCCAGGCGCAGATGAATGTGTATCTAATCAATTTCAATCAAGCAGGCGGCTTGGCTACCTATGACTTTTACACACAGTATGTGGAATTGGCTGCTAGAATGTTTGGTGGGTTTATCAACTACACCTGGAACCCAGTGACCAAAAAACTTCAGCTGATTAGAGATCCCAAAGGCAATGGCGAAACTGTGTTGCTGTGGTGCTACAATCTCAAACCCGAAGTAAACTTGCTTCAAGACTTTCAAATCAGTCAGTGGATTCGCGACTATATGGTAGCAGCTAGCAAAATGATCATTGGTGAAGCTCGTGAAAAATTTGGCACCATTGCTGGTCCGCAAGCTGGCACCAGTCTCAACGGCAGTGCCATGAAAGCCGAGGCGCAGACTCAAATGGATGCGCTGCTGGGGCAATTGGTCAACTATGTGGATGGATCACAACCGCTGACCTGGGTCATTGGCTAATGAAAACACTCATTGTTGGTTGTAGTTACGTAGAAAACCTCACCTGGCAAAAGTTAGTAAACGCAGATAAAATTACACTTCGAGGAACCAGTGGGGCTGGCAACCAAAGCATTGCGGCTCGGGTGGTGTACGAATGTAGTAAAGTCAATTATGACAATGTCATTGTTCTTTGGAGTGGAGTAAATCGGCTGGATTTTCCAGTGGGGCGAGAACTACATTCTACTTTGCCTAGAAAGCGCAATAATGAATTTGTCTATGACTGCTTCACAGAAATGGATGATGTAGTTTGGTATCACAGCGGTGGCTACCGATTATCAGGCACTGCAGACCATTCACCAAAATTTCTGCGAGAGTGGTTGCACCATCAATATCTATCAGCCACTCCAAATTATCTATCAACACTGACGTTGTTGAGCATTATTCAAGCACAAACCTTTTTGGAATCTAAAAATATTCGTTACCAAATGGGCTTTATATACGATGTTGACCAAGACTACTCTCAGACAAAATGGGAACCAGGTTGTGGGAAACTTGATAGAACTTCCTCTCTAAATAGACTAATACACTGGGACAAATTTATCAAACCTGAGCCGTTTGAGTACACTCGAGATCATGGTGAGTATTTTGATATATTCCACCCTACGTTTGATACCATGGCCAAATGGTTTTTGCAACATGTTGGCATAGACATCGCTCAATAATTGCGTTATAATAGCGCATGGACATAATGATTGACATCGAAGGCCTGGCAACTGGTCCTGAAGCTACAATTTTAACCATTGCCGCACAGTGCTTTGATCCGTTTGCTCGCGGATACTACAAGCAACAATATTATGCCCGAGTGACTTTAGAAAGTCAGGAAAATCGATCTATAGAGCAAGGAACGATTGAGTGGTGGGCAACACAAAAGGTCGCACAAGAAGAAGCATTCAATCCCGAAGGTAGAATAGCTCTTGACCAAGCTCTGAAAGAATTACACAAACTGTGCTGGAAATGTAACAGAATTTGGATGAACGGGCCTACTTACGATGCCAATATTTTGGAGCATGCCTATAAAAGTTATGGCATGCCGTTGCCTTGGCAATACTACAAGATTCGCGATGCTAGAACAGTTTATGGACTGGTGCCAGGGTTGAACAAATACCCAGCCAGTCATCATGCGTTGGAAGATTGTCGTCGGCAGATTGATCTGTTACACGACGCACTGGAATTTCTCAAAGTAAAGGAATTGGTATGATCATTGGAATTTGCGGGCTGATCGGCGCTGGCAAAGACACAGCAGCAGACTACTTGGTCAACTTTCACGGATTTAGACGCGACAGTTTTGCAGCCACACTCAAAGATGCTGTGGCAGCAGTGTTTGGATGGAATAGGGATTTGTTGGAAGGGCGCACCAAGGGAGCACGAGAATGGCGTGAACAAGTGGATCCATGGTGGAGCCAGCGCCTGGGCATGGAAATTACTCCAAGATGGATTTTACAAAATTGGGGTACAGAAGTGTGTCGTAATGGATTTCACAAAGACATTTGGATTGCCAGCTTGGAAAATAAACTGCGTCAAACCAATGACAATGTTGTAATCAGCGACTGTAGGTTCTTCAATGAAGTTGATGCCATTAGAAATCTAGGCGGCAAGATTGTTTGGATTCAGCGAGGCCCCACACCACATTGGTACGACATTGCTGCCCGGGCAAATCGCGGCGATGTCAAAGCACAACAGTGGCTAAAAAACGAAGGTATTCATGCCAGTGAAACTAGTTGGGCAGGCACTGATTTTGATTTGATCATTGCCAATGACGGCATGATTGATGATCTTTATCAGCAGCTCAACGGTCTGCTTGAAGATCACTTACCTGCCAAGGATTTGGTAGTCGTTTGATTTCTTCCACACAGTTCAAACACACTGTTCTTAGATTGGACAGTTCAGTGTTGTGTAGTCGGCCATCAATGTGATAGACCAGTAACTGACTGGCATATTTGGCTTTGAAACCGCAGCGATCGCAGCGGTCTTTTTTCTTGTATCCTGCTGACTGCCATCTGGACACAGGTGGTTTTTGTTTGCGGCCACGACTGATACAGTGTCCACAGCGTTGGCGATAATGAACAATGTCATTTCGACGGTAGTTCACTGCTGCTGGTCTTTGATTACATGCTTTACACACAGGTCGCATGGCATATTTATTGAAAAACCTTTGCCAAAGGCCTGGCTAAACAAGCAAAATATCAAGGTTTCAATAAATATTTGAAAGTTTTACAAAGGAGCCACCATGGCACTGATTTCCCCAGGAGTACAAGTTACAGTAATTGACGAAAGCAATTACATTCCCGCAGCAACCAATTCTGTTCCCTATTTTGTAATTGCCACAGCAGAAAACAAAGTATCAGGATCAGGTGTTGGAGTGGCCGCTGGCACCACTGAAGCAAATGCTAACAAAGTTTATTTGATAACCAGTCAACGCGATCTCACTCAGACCTTTGGTGTACCATTTTTTTACAAAACTACATCTGGCACAGCAATCAACGGATATGAACTCAATGAGTATGGATTACTGGCTGCGTACAGTGCTCTGGGAGCTACCAACAGAGCATATGTTCAACGTGTCAACATTGATCTAACTGAGCTCACTGGTACGCTGGTACGCCCTACTAGTGATCCTGCCAATGGCACTTGGTGGCTAAACACAACCAATACACTGTGGGGTATATTTCAGTGGAATATAACCACTGGTACTTTTACTAACCAAGTACCTGCTGCCATTGTCAGCAGCAGTGATCTCACTGGTGGTATCCCTAGCACCAGCTTTGGCAGCATTGGTGACTACGCAGTTGATTATACCAACGCTGACAATCCAATGTACTACAAAAACAGCAGCAACGATTGGGTCCTGGTTGGCAGCGATGATTGGAAAGCCAGCTGGCCCACAGTTCAAGGCACCAAGACCGTGACTGGTACTTTGTCACCAGGGTGGACAATCAACATCAATAATCAAGGTGTGACTGTGCCAAGTTCGCCAGACAACGACCTAGATGGCTTGGTAGAAGATATCAACAACGCCAATATTCAAGGCGTAACTGCGGCCAATGTTGATAGCAAATTGGTACTTTATGCTGACAGTTCAGCAACTAATGACGGCAGCAGTGCCGACGGGCAAGGCATTATCTATATTGATGAAAGCAGTACTTCAGCACTGATGACAGCGTTGGGTATCACTGCAGGTGCTGTGTATAACTCACCATTTTTACAACAAAGCCCAAATTACACTGTGCCACGTTGGAAAACCACTGACACAGATCCACGCCCAACTGGCAGTGTTTGGTTCAAAACCAATACTCCCAATCTTGGAGCTAATATATCTGTACTACGTTACAATTCGTCATTGGAACAATGGGTCAGTCAAACTGTTGGGTTGTATGAATCGCCCATTGCTGCCACAGCAGCCCTGGATCCCAGCGGCGGAGGCAAAAACATTGCGGCCAACACAGTGTTTGGATGGTATAATTTTGCGCCAGAAGAAAATCTTACAACATCTACTATTCATCAAACACAAACTGTATCATTGTTTTATCGACCCAGCACAGGTGCTTTGAATGTGACTGGAGCCGTTGAAACTCCAAGCTTCACTGTGGGCGATCAATTTACTATTGCCACAGCCGCTCCAGGGTCTACCACTTACACCACTCCAGTGACTGCAACCATTGGCGGCACTGGATCTCCTGCTGATTTTGTGGCGGCGGTCAGTGCTGCTGGTGTACCATCGGTGAGTGCTACCATTGACAGTGCTGGTTACATTGTGTTGACTCAAAGCGATGGCAATACCATTAAACTGGCTGATGTTGGCGGAGACACAGCTCTGTCTGATGCTGGTTTTACCAATGCGCTGGACGGATCATACCTTGATATTGAAGGAAACTTGTATTTGTCAAATTGGTATGCTTTGGAATACACAGCCAGTGCCACTGAGCCCACAATATTGCCGCCCGACGGTCGTCTATGGTATTACAGCACAGTGAGTCAAGTTGACATCATGATCAACGACGGTACCAATGGATGGGTAGGTTACCGCAATGAAACCAATGATGTTCGTGGCTTCAATTTGAGCAACACTGACCCCAACGGACCAATTATCAGTGCTTCAGCACCATCCCAACAAAGTGATGGCACCAGTTTGGTCTATGGTGATCTTTGGGTAGACACCAGCGATTTAGAAAATTATCCAGTGATTCGCAGATGGCAAACAGTTGACAGTGTTGACCAGTGGATTTTGATTGACAACACTGATCAAACCACA